TCATCAGCAGTAGTTGCCGGAACAGGTGTCGGGGAACTTACTGTTTCTTCTACAACTGACTCTACTTTAGGTGTTGCAGGTGGGATTGCAACATCTTCAGCGGTGCCAGTATTCCTAACGCCAGAAAGAACTTTGTCAAGCTTTGCTTTTAATTCATCATATGATTTAAAGTTCTCTGGTGCGAGAAATGGTTTTAATGGAAATTGTTTATTCCATATTTCTTCTATTGCCTCGTCATTTGGCGCAATCGCAGACGGACTATCAAATTCAGATTTGTCATAATTCCAGTAACCATCAACTTTTCTGATTTTCAGTTTAAAGTTTGCACCTTCCCAAAAGTCAAATGGGTTGATAGGTGTTTCATCTTCAAACTCAGGCTTCATCGCTTCAGTAATCTTATCAAAGATTTTCTTACCGAACTTATATAGTTTTACTTGACCTTCGTTTTCAGGATGTTTAGGGTCACTAATAATCATAATGTTTGCAGTATAAGAAAGTTTACGCTTTCTCTTTCTTGCAATGTCTTTATCTGCCTCAACGCCAGAATTCCATAACAAACTGTTTGCCTCACTAATCGGACATTTCTGATTAAGAGTTGTCAAACTGTTTTCAATCAACCAGCCACCTGGTCCTTGAAACGCATGTGACCATAGTCTTGCCCATGGTAAATCTTCATCTTGTACTGCTGGTAGAAAACGAAAAACAGCATACCCATTACCAGACTTATCGAGTTCTGGTTTCCAGAATCTATCGTCTTGATATGAGTTTGTTTGTCTTTGTGGTTCTGCTACTTTTGATAGTTCACCCATTAGGGTGTCTAAGTTGTTTGAGCGTTTTAACGCTGATAGACTTGATGTCATATTTTTTCTCCGTATGATTGTATTTGTATTATTATTGTATCGTTCTGTGCTGTATGTATCGCACCTTTATATTTATAACATTTCTATGCATTAGTATTTCGTGCATATAGTATATTATACACTAGTTTGTTTCCTTTGTCAAGCGTTTCCTAAACATTTATCTGCTGTTTCTAACATATCTGGTAGATAGACAATAAACAGAAAGATTAACGCTAATACTCCTATTGTTTTTAACATTATTTATCTCCTTCTACTTCTGGTTTTATTAAATCACAATTGTATGATAGAGTTCGTCTTGCCTCATCTGTGCCATTAAATGGGTAAACACCATGTAACATAGTGTAAGGAAATACTATGAAGTCGCCTGGCTCTAAATCTCTTTTCCAGTTGTATATGCCAAGTGGGTCTTGATTGCCACCAGTTAGTTCTAACCATCCGTTTGAAGGGTCCTCTGGATTTGTAATTTCTTTACCATAAGTATCAGGTCTTTTTAACATTAATACAGAAGATAAACCTAAGTCTGTTTGTGGACTTGCATGAGTATGAAAAGGGTTGTATTCACCAGCCTTCATTTCATTTATCCATACATGTTGTAACTTAACATTCCACCAAGGCTTTTGAATTGATTTCATATATTGTTGAAAACAACCAGTAAAAAGAACTTTCATCTCATCAGTTATTAAACTATTAACTAGATTTTCTTCTTCAATCTTACCAACAAGATTTTTATTCCATGGTTGTAAGTCTTTTACTTGTTCATCATATACTTGATTAATCGCATCTATCACCATCATAGGCAATTTAAAGTGTAGAATCATACTACCCAACATGTATGGCATCATTGTTACTTGATGTTCTGTTTCTTTCATTTCTTTTTCCTTTTTCTAATTAAATCACAATTATATGACATTGTTCGCCTTACTTCATCTGTGCTATTGAACGGATATACAGTATGTAATAGAGTATATGGAAATACATAAAACTCACCTACTTGTGCATCTACTCGTGTTTGTGAAATAGAGAGTGGTGATTGGTCGCCGCCAGAAAACTCTAGCCATCCGTTTGCAGGTTTTTCTTCTCTTGATGCTTCTACACCATACCAGTCAGGTCGTTTTAACATTAATACAGATGATAATCCCATATCACTACCAATACTTGTATGATAATGTGTAGGGTTATATTCGCCTGATTTCATTTCATTTATCCAACAAGGTCCTGGAACACAATCCCACTTTACTTCATTACGAATTTGCATATATTTTTCAAAACAAGTTTGAAAAGTTTGTTTCATTTCTTCGGTTAATATAGTATTAACTTTTTTCTCATCTGCAATTTTACCAGCGAGTTGTGTGTTGTATGCTGGCATTTGCTCGTTGTGTTTATCGTATGCCTCATTAATATCATCTATCAAAGCCGCAGGTAAATCAAATTTAAGTATTATTGTACCTAAATTAAATTGACTCATTTTTATTTCCATTCTACTTCCTTTAGTTTAGAATTTACTTCAATTACCTTTTGCAATATCTCACTATCTGTATAATGTAGAAACGCTAATGTGTCTTTCGGAAAACATTCTCCGCCGAAACCAAGACTACCTTCATCATTTGGGGCAGTCATATGTGAAGGACCAATGTTTTCAAATCTAGCAAGAATATCAATTATTCTCTGGTGTTTTCCTAATCTCTTAGGTTGTATTAAATTTTTGTCAGTTGTGATGTTTAACAATTCGTGAAAGAAGGCAACCTTAGTGGCTAACCAAGAATTATGAACATACTTCACCATACTTGCCGTATGTTTATCAGTTTCAATAAATTCTACATTCATACTTGATAATACATTTTTCCACAATTTGGTGTTATCTGGTATACCACCAAGAATACAAACTTCTTGATTATCAAAATCATTCTCTGCTGTTCTCAAGAATTCTGGACTGTATACTACATTATCTGCATATGTTTCTACTATATCTGGCAGAACTGTACTTTTAAGAAGAACTGGTGTGTCACCTAGTTCTTCAAGCACTTATCTTACTATACTGTCATCACATAGGCCGTCAACTGTAGGTGTTGGGACTGCTACTACAGCACCCAAATCATCCATATCAATGTAATCACTAATCTTATTATCATTGTGTTTTGGGTCAACACGAACAACTGCATAACCAAATTCTTCTAATGCCTTTGCCATTGTTTCGCCTATATGCCCACAACCCACAACTAACATTGTTATTCGTTTTCGCATTTCCATTAGTTCAAATTGATATGAACTCTCACTCTTAACTGGTTTTTTCTTTTTAAACAATCCTTTAAACATTCTAAATCTCCTTCAATTTATTTTTTAATGTCATTTTATATTTTGTGTTGTTAAATTTCATAAACGGCCTGTATCTTTCTATTCTGTCGTGTAACTTCGGCCACAATACTGTTTCTGATATATCTTTATCTAGTCGTTTTGCAAATGAAAGTATATCCTCTAGTATCACAAATGTTTCAATACATATCTTTTTAGACAGAACCATCTTTAATATCGGTGGGTGTTGCCCATCATGTGATGTGAATATATCATCAAACTGTATTTTATTTATAGTCATTCTTTCTAACATATAATCTATATCTTGTTCATAATAATAATGTAATGATTCTATTCTCTTAGACCACTCTTTATAACTTTCATCACCAGTTGAGCCAATAATATCGCCAACCCATAGATTAGCATTATTAACAAAATTACTAACAAAGTAATCGACCACAGTAGTGCTGTTATAAGTCCTAGAAAGTTTGTGAAAAAAATATCTGTCCCTTCTTTTAGTGAAGGTTTCAAGTCTTGCAGTTGTTCGTCCGCCGTGTCTATGAAAGTCGTAACTTCTGTTTTTGCTTGTGAAATGTAATTTGATTGCCAAATAGACTTTATATACTTCAAAACCATCCATTCTCCTATAGTATCTCTTTTAATTTTTCTAAAAATAAATCTACACCCTTTGTTGCATTTGCAGTCCACTCTTGTGGGTCGCCAGCATCTGATATGTATTTGAAACAACGAAAAGGTAAGTCGTAGTCTTTGCATACAGAGGCTAGTGCATATGATTCCATGTCAACTATATCATAGTCGTTTTGTTTTGCCTCGCCATGCAGATAAAAACTATCGCCTGTGCCACATGTAATACCATCTAGTGTTGTTGTTAGAAATGATATGTTTCTATTTCCCCATGGCGTTTCATAGTTCTGAAATCCTAAAGGTGTTACATCCATATCTCTCTGAATAAAATTTGTAACTTCATATAGTTTACCGACTTCAACCTTATCACTTACTTTAGCAGCTGTGCCATAATTTATAATCGAATATTTCCAGTTTCTCAAATGACCTGCATGTTCCATAAGTGCCTTTGTAGCATTTACTTTACCAACACCAGTATATAGTATCTGACTTTCCCAATCTTCATCTGGAAAACCATTTAGTTCAGCCGGTATAGCAGAAAGTATTGCAACTCTTGAATTCATATTGGTAACTGTGGTACTTTATCTACATTTAAAAGATTAAGATTCTGTGCTTCGTAGGTCACTTTCTCTTTTAATCCTTTGTTTACTAGTTTCTTAGAATCACTTGGGTCGATTCCGTTCTTTTCGCAATAGTGAAGAATCGCATCAATGTAAGTCATCTTTTTGGTCTTAACTAATTCTTCAATAAGTAATGCAAACTTATTGGGTGTGATTATCATTTTCATAGTTCTATTATACTATAGTTTGAATTTTTTGTCAAGGTCATGTTGTGTAATATATTCTAAATTATTACAATCATGCCATTCTGGTATTATGACATCTATTGGACTTGTCCCAATAGGATTTGGGTTTACTTTGTAAAACTTTGTGTCTTTAAATGTGTTGAATGTGTTCTTATGTTGCTTAATCCAGTGATTTAAATCGTCTTTCTCTGCTTTGTCTGGTCGTTTCATTGGGGCATCTTTGCCTGCATAGTGTCGGCTGCCAGCATAAATGTTGTTGACTTTATCATCAGTTGAATATAAATCATGACCAATAATATAAACTTCTGTTGCACCTAGTTCACAAGCCAAATAGATTGCACGAGTTCCTGTTGCATAGGCAAACTCATCTATACCTGGTTCTATGTCTATGACTTTATCAGGTCTAAGAACCCCTGTTACATATGTTATACCTTTTTCAGTTTCGTCACCATGATAAACGGCTTCTGCAACGAAATCTAAATCCGATGGTGAGAGTGATACAGGACCCTTTTCTGCATTTAACAAATCATCAACGACCATGATTGGTATAGGCGTCCAATATCCTAAGTATGTAGTATTTTTAAACACATATCCTGAACGATAGATTTCGTGAGCAATCCCTGTATCTAGTGCAACTAGAATATCAGGATTATAATCTCTGTAAATTGCATTACATCCGATGACTGTGCCGTGTTGTTTGTATTTGTCGAGGTCTAAAGTTTTTCTTGAGTTACCATTACCGAAACAGAAGTATGTCATGTGTTCACCTTGTATTAATGTAAGTGCCAGTTTGGGTTAGAAGGTACTGGCAACCCCCTTAGCAACTTAAGCTGCTAAAGCGTACTGGTTAGAGTTTGCTTTTATTTTTAGTTTAAAGTCTTAGGACTATCCTCTCTTGTAATCTTTCAATAGCAATGTCGAAGTCCATGTCATCCCCACAAAAATATTCTACACAAAATACTTTTGGTGGAGATGTTGGGAGTCGAACCCAAGTCCATCACCTTTACTTAATTACCGTCAATGAGAATTTGGTTGAACAGCATCTTGCTCTGCCCAAAATTCATCTATCGCTGGTTGCAATAGTGGTAAATAATCTTTCTTATCTTTCACAAATGTCTGTAAAGCGCCATCTTCACATACTATCAGAACAGCAATCTGGTCAATTGCACGACCATATCTTTCTTCAAACATTTCACAATAGGCAGTACATTGAATGAAATAGTTTTCAATCCATTCTTCTTTCTTTTCTTTTGTAGATGTTTTAAAATCTATAACAGTTAGTTTACCATCATATTCGGCGATACAGTCAAC